CAGCTCGTCCGTGCGCAGGTCCGCCGCCTCACGCACGATGTCGAGCAGCTCGTACCACCCGCCGCTGCCGGACATCGCCTACTCCGCGGTGTTCTGCTCGGCCTGATCGGCGCGGGCCTTGTCGTCCTCTTCGAGCCGCGCCACGAGCTCGTCCTTCGCGCCCGACACCGGCAGGCCACGTTCGGCCAGCTCGGCGCGGAGGTCGGTGACGTTGAAGTCGTGGTAGTCCACCGGTTCCGGCGCCTCGGTCTCCTCGGTCGCGTCGCCGGTGACCGGCTCGTCGCCGCCCGTTTCCTCGACATCGGCCGGTTCGACGTACCCGGGCTGGCCCGGCTCGGCGTCCTCGTTGGACCGGCCACCGTGGACGGTGATCTTCGGCATGTCCTGCTCCCTCGCGCGCTGCTCGTCTTCCTTGATCGGGTCGTCGGTGCCGCACTGGGGGCACCGCGGCGCACCCGGCGCGTACGCCGCGGTACAGCCGCGGCACTCCCACGTCGACATCAGAGCGCCGTCACCGACGCGCCGTCGTCGAGCGGCACGTACGTCAGCGACCACTTCATCGCCCCGGTGGTGGACGCCGAAGTGGTGCAGCTGATCGTGCCGACCGGCGCCACGTACGGCGCGTGCCCAGGGAACTGGCCACCGCCGCCCGCGTTGTTCACGACGAGGCCACCGCCGGCGGTCAGCGGAAGCGTCGCCTCCGACCCGACCTCCTTCGAGGTGATCGCTGTCGCCGACGCGTAGTCCACCGCCGTGCCGACTGCCGGGGTGTTCGTGACCTTGAGGGTGGTCGCGGTGCCACCGATGACGGTGGTGACCTCCCCGACCAGGCCGGTGATCAGGACCCGGCCGCCGGTCACGGAGAACAGGTTCTGCGCGGCGGTCTGCGGGATCGTCGCCGCCGCCCGGTCCACCTTTGTTCCGAGCAGGATCTGGCGGATCTGGTTGCCCTGCAGGATCGTCGACATGGCGGTCAGACCCCCATCGCGGGCAGCGCCGCGGCCTGACGCTGCGGGGACAGGTCGACCTGCACGGCGGTGACGGTGGCCGAGCCGGACGAGTTGAGCTTCACGTAGGTGTACGTGTCATCCAGGGACGTGCCCTGCACCTCGATCTCGATCGCGTTCTGGTTCGCCGCCGCCGCCGTGGCCACCGTCGCCGCGGCGGCCTGGGTGCGCTTGACCCACGCGTCCGACCCGTCTCCGGTGTTGGTGTGGTAGTCGGTGATCACGGCGAGGTTCTGCGCGCCGGTGCCGGCCGCGTCCTTCGCCTCCTGGAGGGTGAAGGTGTCGCCGACGCCGCCGGTGAGGTAGCCGACGAACGCGATGCCGCCGGCGGGCTTGACCGCGATCCACTTGTTCTTCGCGTTCGCCGTGACGTTGATCGTCCGGCCGAGGGCCTTCTGAGCCATCTGGAACTCCTGTTTCTCCGGTGGGCCTCAGCGGGCCACGATCTCGACGAACGGCGACAGGGGGCTGCCACCGTTCTGGGGGGTGATCGCCGACTGGATCCACGGCCGGCCGTCGACACGCTGGATGATCCGGAACACCGTCTGGTCGTTCCCGAACTTGTAGTCCGTGCTCGACGACGCGGACATGACCTGCCGGTCACCGACGAGGTAGTAGGACAGGTCCGCGAACACCACGTCGCCGCGGTTGCCGAGGGTGTTCGCCTTCTCGGTGATGATGATCGGCCGGCCGATCATCGTCTGCGGGCCGGGGCCGGCGGCGTTGACCAGCATGACCGGCGCGCCGCCGGTGCCGACGCTGATCGCCATGGTGTAGAGCTCCTTGAGCGTGTCGGGCGACACGAACCAGGCGGCGTTGTTGATCGACGCGGGGAGCATCCGCGCGTACTGGTTGATGATGTTCTCGACGACGATGGTGCCGGCGAGCTGCCCGGACTCCTTCGCCACAGCGACTGACGCCGGGTTGTTCGCGCCGACGAACCCGAGCGGCTCGCCGACACCGCTCCCCTTCATGAACGCGACGTCCTCGAAGAACGCGATCGCCGACGGCCACAGCTTCTCGATCAGCGCGGAGAAGGACAGCAGCGAGTCCGACAGCAGCTCGTTCGGGACCGCCGAGAGGCCGGTGAGCTTCTTCGCGTCGAGGACGGTCCGGCCGAACTTCGCCGAGGAGTCGACCAGCGCGGCGGACTCCTCACCCCAGTAGGCGATCATGCCGCCGAACACGCTGCCCTGATCGGTGGTCGTGTCGATCATCGGGAACGGGACGCGCGCCGTCTCCATCGGGACGACAGTGGCGCGCGGCCGCACGACCGACTGCTCGAGCGCGACCTGCAGCAGCTGGCTGCGCAGGGTCTCCGGCACGAGGAACCCGCCGTCGGACGGGACCACGCTGGAGAACGCGGCGCGGATGTTCTCCATCTTCGCGCGGGCCTGCGGGTCCGGGTTCAGGTGCCACGCGGTCTTGAAGTACTCCCCGGCGGACTTGAACTGGCCGTCCAACTTGGTGCCGAGCGCCTTCGGGTTGTAGCCGGTGGCCTGCTTGTGGCTGGTCAGCATGCCGTGCGGGCGGGTCTGCGGGTCGAGGTTGAGGCGCTTGATGCGGTCGGCTTCGTCACCGTCGACGTCGTTGTCCCGCAGCATCGCCTGCAGCTGCTTCTGCGTCTCGACCTCGACCAGCTTGGCCAGGTCGGTGTCCGGGTTCTGCGTCTTCTTGGCGTAGGCGTCGATGAACGCGGTCAGGGACTTCTGGTTCGCGACGATCGGGGCGAGCTTGCCCGGGTCGCCGATCATCTCGGCCAGCTCGTCGGAGTTCGCCGGGATGGTGACGCCGTCGAGGGTGGGGGCGGTGGCGTACGGGCGGCCGACGCGGGCCGTGGGGATGCCGCGGCGGGCGAGCAGGTGACGCTGCCCCGGAGAGAGCGTGGCGGTGGTCATGCCGGGATTCCTTTCTGCAGGGCTGCGAACAGCTCGTCCACGGTGGACGGTGTTGCGTTGGAGAGCAGGCCGCTGGTGAGCACGGCCCACTGGTTGGTGCCGGACGCCGCCAGGGGTGCGGGCGGCTGCGTGTCCGGCTCTTCGGGCTCTTCGGGCTCGGCTTCGGCCTCGGGGGCCGGTTCCGCCGGCGGCTCGGTGGCGGTGGTGCTGGCGGCGAGCGCCGGGACCGGCGGGGCCGGCGCGGCGCCGCGGCCCGGGTACCGGAACACCGACAGGTCGTAGGTCGCCGACATCGCCTGCGACACCTGCACGTCGTCGTCGCTACCGTCGCCCTCGTCGTCGGTGGCGCCGGCCACCTCGTCGGCCAGGCCCGCCGCGACAGCCTCCTCAGCAGAGAACCAGGTCTCCGCGCGCATCAGCGCACGCCACTCAGCCGGGTCACCGCCGGCCTTGCTGGCGTACACCGAGGCCATGTTGTCGCTGGTCTTGTCGAGCAGCGCGACCATCGCCGTCATGTCGGCCGCGTTCCCGACGCCGATCGCGTGCGCGTCGTGGATCATGAGGGTCGAGTTCGGGGCCATCACGACCTTGTCGCCGCCCATCGCCACGATCGACGCGATGGACGCGGCGAGCGAGTCGACGTAGGTGGTGACGTTCGCCGGGTGCGCGCGCAGCGCGTTGAGGATCGCGATGCCTTCGAAGACGTCTCCGCCCATGGAGTTGATGTGCACGTCGATCTGGGAGGCGTTGACGTCCTGCAGTTCCTGCACGAACTGGTCGGACTCGATGCCCCACATGCCGATCTCGCCGTACAGGTAGACGCACGCGGTGCCCGGGTTCTGGACGAGGTTCTGGATCCGGTACCAGGTCTGGCCGGCCACGCCTTGACGCACGTTGCCCTCGAGCTGTGCGACCGCGGTCCGCCGCCGCGCCGCTGATGCCTTCGCGCTGTCCGAGGAGGACTTGCTGTCACCGGACTTTTTCTCGGCGTCGTCGAGGTGCGCCTGCAGGTGCGCCTTCACGCCGGCCTTGTCACCGTCGGGGATCTTCGAGCCCTCCAGCCGGGCGAGCCCGTTGCGGCAGGCCGCGAGGTTCGCCGGGCCGCCCTTGCTCTTGTGGTGCGGGAATTTGTAGGAGCTCTTCTTGTCGTCGGCGTCGTCGTCGCCGGACTTGTGGTCCTCGTTCGCGGCTTCGTCGGTCTGCCAGGCGTGGCAGTAGCGCAGCACGGCGTCGTCGCTGGGCATCGCCGCGACAGCGGCCGGGCCGTCCCACGCCTCGTCGACCGTGGCCGTGTGGTGCACTGCGATCGCCGGCATCGTCAGCCGCCTTCCGTGGTCTTGGGACGCCAGACGCCGACGACGGTGCCGCGGCAGCGCTCGCGGCCGAGGCAGTCGACGTAGCCGCCGAACGGGTAGAGCTTGTACAGCGGCGCGAGGTCATCGGTGGTGGCGACGAACCGGCCGTGGATTTCGCGGCAGGGCTTGCACGTCGCGGAGTCGAGGATCTCGTTGGCGTAGAGCGCCCCCACCGGCCCGGACGTCAGGGTGTCGAACCGGCCCTGGTTCTGGGCGTCCGTCAACGCGCCCGCGAGGGTGTATTTCGCTGAGGCGTCCGACACGTCGGACAGGAACTGCTCGACGTGGCCGATGACGGCGTCGGCGTCCGGCTTCGGCCCGGACACGCGGGCCGCCTCGCGCCCGGCGGCGAGCGCGTAGCGGCGCCCTTCGAACGCGGCGGCGTCGCGGGCCGCGGCCTCGAGATCGGCCGCCGAGGGCCACGCGGGCTGCAGGGTGACGTCCTGCTTGGCGGCTTCGGCGACGGCGTGCTGCGCGGCAGTCTGCGCGAGCTGGTGCATCGCGCTCGAGAGGTGCCCGGCCGCGGCGGTGGTGTCGACGCGGAGGTCGGCGAGGCTGCCACCGTCGCCGCGGAGGACAGCGCGGATGCCGTCGATGAGCTGCCGGATCCAGTCGACGACGACGCTGGACTGCCAGGTTTCCAGCAGCGCGGCCAGCGCCGACTCCCACGCGGCCTGCACCGGGCCGAGGTTGACGGCCTCGACGGCGTCGAGGTCCTTGGTTGGCCAGCCGGCTGCGTTGAGCACGACTGGCGCCGAGCCGCGCACCAGCGTGCCCAGGAGCGCCGCGACGGCGTTCTCCGGAGCCAGCGGAGTGTCCGGCGGTGGGGTGCCCGGGTCGGCCGGTGTCGGGCCGGCGTCGCCGGGCACGATCGGGTGCGCAGGCGCGGGTGCCGCGGGCTTCTGCCACTGCAGCCCGGCGGGGAGTTCGTAGGCTTCGGCGGCGGAGTTGCCGTCGAAGCCTACGGCGACGAGGGACGCGACCGCCTCCGCCCGGCTGGTGCGCTCCGCGTTTTCCGCGTCGGCGTCGGCCGGTACCGGCGAGTCGTAGTCGAACTCGAGGTCGTTGGTGGCCCCGAACAGCGGGAGGTACTTGGAGTTGAGGGTGTCGCGCCACCGGTCGAGGCGGGGCACGGTGAGCCACTCGGCGAAGATGGCTTTGCCGGCTTCGGCGACGGCGCGGTTGACGTCCTCGGTGATGCCGAGCATCGACTTCGGGAACCCGAACGCTTCCATGATCGCGTCGCGGGTGGCGCCGCGGAGCGCGGAGAACTCCATGTCTCTCTGCGTGATTTTCCGGTCGACCCAGTGGCCCTGTTCGAGGATGGCGACGCGGTGGGCGCGGGCGACGCCGCGGTGCTGCTCTTCCCAGCGGGTCGACAGTTCGTCGAATTCGTCGTCGGAGAGGCGCCGGTCGATCTCGATGATGCCGCCGGGCTCGGCGCTGTTCTTGAAGAAGTTGGCGTTCCACTCGGTGGCGTAGCGGGCGGACATGATGTCGGTGAGGACGGCGCCGACCGGGCCGAGTCCGCGGTAGGGGTCGTTGGGGTCCGGCATCTTCGTCTGGATGACCTCGTCCAGCCGCAACGGCACCTGCTCGCCGTCCGGGCTGGTGTAGACCCAGCCGACAAGGAACTTATCCGGGTCCGGGACCGGCTCCAGCCGGTCGGGCCGGACGGGCCACAGCTCAAGCGGCAGCCCGCGGAACCGGGTGTTGCGGCCGACGAGAAGGCAGGATTCGCCGGCGAGGTCGAGGTGTTGCTGGGCTGCTTCGAACAGCTCCATGCGGGTGGTGTGCTGGTTCGGCTTGTTGATGATGTCGAGCGCGGCGTGGGAGGTGACTTCGACGCGGTCTTCGTCCTTGCCGGACTTAGCTTTGCGGTAGAGGTGCCACTCCGTCTTCGCCACCGCGGTGCTCGTCTTGTCGACGATGCCGAAGATCGTGCCCGAGAGTTCCATGACGGACAGCTGGGTGGCGACGTCGCGGCGTTGGAAGAACCCGCCGAGCCGGCCGCCGCGGGAGCGGGAGACGAGGGGGGCGGGGGCGTCGTTGCGGGGGCGGCTGAGGGCGCCGAGGAGGCTAGCCACGGCGCGCCGCCAGTGTGCGGCGTTCGAGGTCGGCGCGGAATTCGACGACGAGGCAGGAGGCTCCGGCGACGGCCCATCCGGCGATCTGTGACCAGGCGAACGCGGCGACGGTGAAGGCGACGCAGGCGGCGAGGACCCAGATCAAGGGCAGGACGTAGCTGATGGCGGGGCGGAGCAGGGCTCCGAGGCCGGTCAGCATGGCCGAAGGATACCTGCATACCTGCTCAGATGAACAGATGGGCATATAGTGAGGTCAGCGGGCGTGTCGCAGCGTTCCGCTACACCCAACAGCCCGTGAAGGGCGACCGTGAAGGTAGTGAAAGGAGCGGCAGATGCCGCACGAGAACATCAATTCCAGCATCGACGGCGGCTTCCGCGTCCAGGTGATCTGGAAGCCCCAGGCCCACCTGACCTCGGCCTACGACGAGCCGGAGCCCGGCTACGTGCAGATCATGACGGAGAACCCGGAGAGCGAAGCGCGATTCCCGTCGCCGGAGGTCATCACCGAGCCGGGCGCCACGCCGAACGACCCGCCCACGCACCGTGCCGGGAACCCCACCTGGTCCGAGCCGTGCAAGGGGTTCGCCATGACGGCCACGCGCGAGGACATCAACCGGCTGATCCGGATGCTGCGTCGGGCGCGCGACTCCGCGTTCGGCTCCGACGCCTGACGAGACAGCGAACAGCGGAAGGCCCCCGGAGCACGACGCTCGACGGGGGCCTTCCCGGCTGGCCGTCTCTCCCGAGTGGACGCCAACCGCTGCACGACGATGCTACCGGGTCCGGATGCGAGTGACCCCCGAGGACGCGTTCCCCGGGGGTCGGTGATCTGGTCGTACCGGACTTGAACCGGTAACCCGCGACGCCATCGACCAGACCTGGGTACCCGCGCCGTGACCCGCAGCCTACCGCCTCCGGCCGCCGCCCATCACCCGAATCCCCGGCCGGCTGCCGAGGTCACGCTGCGCCACGATGTACCGCTTGCCGTCGCAGCCATGATCGTTCTCCTTCACCGGCTCCTCCTTCGCGACCTTGTCCGACCACACGTAGCCCGGCAGCTCCTCCGCCGTCGAACACGGCAACTTCCGCTTCTCCAGATCCGGATCACGCTCCACCACCGCGTCACGGAACAGGTACATCCGGGGCCGACCGTCGCCCAGCACCTTGAACCGCGACTGCACAGCCTGGATCCCGACCTTCACCCGCTTGTCCGCGGCAAGCGTCGGCATCCCCAGCTTCCGCTCCAGCGTCGCCCGGTCTTCAGCGTCGTGATCGCAGATGATCGACCGCGGCTTCGGCTCCGTCCACTCGCGCACACCGGCGCGGACATCGTCGAGAACATCCTCGGCCTTGAGGACCGTCCGCTTCGGCAGCCGCTTCTCGTCCACGACGCGGGTCACCGCGAGCAGCACGTCGAGCGCGTGGTCCTCGACGAGCCGTTTCGTGCGGTAGAACTCGCGGTACAGGTACAGCCGCCCGTCCGGGTCCTCCGCCCAGTGCTGGATCACCATCGGGTTCGTGAACCCGAAGTCCACGCTCCACCAGCGCGTCCACGAGTCGGGGATCTTCCCGTCCGGGAACATCGGCTGCCCGTCGGGAAGCTTCGTGGTCCAGTCAACCAGGTGCACGCCCGGGTCGAAGCCCTCATAGATCACGCCCTCCGCGGCGACCCACCGGCCCTTCCGCAGCCGCAGGTAGCGGACACCGGTGAGGCCGTCGAGGATGGCGATGTATGCCTCGCCCTCCATGGTTTTCGTGCCGTCGCGGTTGAACAGCCGCGGGTTGTCCTCGTGCCGGCAGTTCAGCATGGTGGTCTTGCCGTCGCGGCAGCGGACGTTGAGCCAGTGCTGTTCAGCGTCGGGGTTGGTGTCGGCCATGAGCTGGTGGAAGCTGAGCTTGCCGTTGCGGAGTCGGGTGAGGAGCTTTTCCCAGTCGTCCTCGGAGATCTCGATGGCTTCTTGGACGTAGATGACGTCGTACTCACTGGACATGATCTTCGTCGGGTTGTCCATGCCGCCGACGACCATCTTGGAACCGTTGCGGTACTTGTACGCCGAGGGTTCCTTGGCTGAGCCGCCGAAGAACTTCACCACCCCGGCCGCGAGCGCCTCCGGTGCGACCTTCTCCTCGTACGTCACGAGCCCGGTGCTGGTGAGCGACACGTGGGTTTTGCGGAGTACGAGTGCGCGCATGCCGGGGTTGAGCAGGCACATCAGGTGGACCTTCTCCAGGCACGCGCGGGACTTGCCGGTGCCGGCGGGGCCGGACATGAGGACTTCGGTGTCGCGGCAGTGCAGGAGTTCCCGTGCGCTGCCCCAGGGTTCGTAGGCGTGCTCCAGCACCGGTGCCGCGGTCATGGCCGGACCGTGTGGACGTTCTCCGGGGGGATCCCGCCGAGCTGGGCGAGGAAGTCGGTGCCGTAGCGGCGGGCGATGTCCGGGGTGACGTAGGCGCAGCCTTCGTCGACGAGGACGGTCATCTCGTCGCCGCGCCTTAGCGGGTCGGCAACCAGGCCACCGGTGGCGAATCGCGGCGGAATGCCGTCGTCGTGGAGCAGCCACGCGCGCTCGATCGCGGTGCGCTGCTCGCCGGTGAGCTGCCGAGCGGCGAACGCGGGCCCGACTGGCATGGGCGGCGGTCGTAGCCCCAGCCTGCGCGCGGTGCCGGGCCGGATCGGTGTGCTCATGCGTCCAGTGTGCGTCACGGTCTGGCCTCCTTGTGCGCTTCCCCGCCGTGCTCTCGGTCCATCTCCAGTGCCTCGGCCCAGGTCTTCGCGAACTGGTGGTAGACCTTGCTCGGCTCTCCAGCGGTGACCGCGTCGAGGACCCGTTCGGCGCGCTGCTTCGCGTCCGTGACGGCCCGCTCCACGAACTACTCGGTGACGTCGTCGCGGGTGGCGTCCCACATGACGATGGTGTCGGTGTAGGTCGAGAAGATCGCCAGGTCGCCGGACGGCTGACGGATCACCTGGTACGTCACGGCCGCGGTCCTTCCTCGTCGCCGAATACGAGCCGGTTCCGTTCGGCGCGTTCTTCCGCGGTGAGGGGGTCGGGGACGCGGGTGATGTCGTAGATCTCTGGTTGCCCGGAGTTTTTCAGGTACCAGTCCTTTTCGGTTTCGGTGTGCGCGTAGTACGGGGTCGGGCGGGTGGCCATGTCCTGCCAGCCCTTGACGGAGATCAGCCAACCGAGATGCTCGTCGGTCATGGGCGGGGCTCCTTGTCGTCGGGGTTCTCGCGCGGCGTCCACTGGCCCACGCGCTCCTGCAGGAACTGTGGCGACTCGGCGAGCACCTCGGTGGCGATGCGGTCGAGCGGGCGCAGCCAGTCGTGGCCGAAGCGGTCGGCTTCCTCGCGCAGTTCGCGCAGCGTGTTCGCCAGCGTCGTGAAAGGCGGCTCGTGTGGCGGTGGCGTGCTGATGCCGCCCGTCGAGACCACCTCGTCGCCGCGGAGGTAGTCGACGTCCCAGCGGCTGGTGCTGAGCTGCCGCGCCCGCACTGAGAACCTGTACGGGTCGTCCGGATCCTGCAGCGTGAGCACCCATCGCTGATCGGTCACGGCTTCCAGTCCTCTCGGTAGTCGGGGTAGATCACGACGCCGCCTTTTTCCGGTAGTACTCGGCCAGCTTCCGTGTTCGATTGCAGGCTCGACAGGCTCGGCGCCCTCCTGGCGTGATTCGCAGATTCTCGCCGGCGTACTCATGCCCGTGCGGGCAGTGCGTCTTCGCACGGTTGTGATCGGTGCCGTGAACCTGCTTATCGAAGTGATTCTCACGCGAGGTCCCGTACGCCAGGTTCGTCAACCGGCAGTTGAGCTTGTCCCCGTCGATGTGCCGCACCTCTTGGCCCGCGGGCCGTTCACCGAGAAACGCACGCGCCACGAGGCGATGTACCTCGTGCGTCTCTTGGCGACCGTCCGTCACGAGGGTGACCGACAGATATCCGTGCTTGTTCACGCGGATCCGTCGGAGGCCGCCCTTCGTGTGACGGCGAGGCCGGGAATAGACCTGACCGTCATCACTGATCTGGTAGTTGATCTCATGGCCGGGAACCGGTCTCCATTCAGGCACGCCATTCCTCCTTGAACGATGGATGTCCGGCGAACGGCAGGGCGAGCAGCTTCAAGACGCGCCTCGTCTCGCTGAGCTTCACGCCGAGGTCGGAGCGCTGCCATGCCTGATCCTGTGTGAGCGTGCCCGCCGAGTTCTTCTCGTTGAGGCGGGCGAGCTTCTTGGCGTGCGCCTCGTTCCGCTCGACGATCTGCCTCTTCGCGGCGACGTCGGCCAGCACGAACTGCGGGTCGTTGTCGGCGATGAACTCGGCGAGCGGCCCGTCACCGGTCAAGATCGTCTCGTCGGCGATGCTGCCCTCGCCGATGTCGACGACACCCGTGCTCGGCACCGACCATGCGGCCTCGTGATGGGCGTAGTCGGACAGCACGAACCGGGCTGCGCGCTCCCGCTCGTCATACCGGGCCCGCAGGAACGC